CCACCCAACGGAGGTTCTGGGGGTTCTGCTGGGCCGGGAGGCAATGGTGGATTAGGTGGAAACTCAACAGGTTCAGGTGGCGGTGGTGGAGGCGGTGCGGGAGCAACAGGCAACGGTGCTAACGGTAGCGATGGTGGAACAACTTCAGGTGGAGCTGGGGGAAGTCCGGGCGGCGGTAATGGTGGAGCTTCTGGGGCAAATGGCAGTAACGGAACTCAAGTTGATATTGCTGCATGGACATTTAAAGGAACAACATACGGGCCAAGCGGTGGTGCTGGTGCAGGTGGTGTTGGGGGTTCAGATGGAAGTGCTGGATATGGAGCAGGAGGTTCTACTGCTGGATTAAACGGCCTCATTATTATTACGTATACCCCAACAGTCAAAACAGTATTTCTTACCACAACAGGCGCAAGCACTTTTACTATTCCATCGGACTTTGGTTCTTTGGTTTCTGTTGAGGCTATTGGAGGAGGAGCAGGTAGTCGTAGGGTGGCTACTGCTGGAGGAGGGGGTGGTGGTGCTTATGCTAAAACTACATCCGTTTCAGGGCTTTCAGCGGGAAGCACGGCATATGTTTCAATTGGTGCTGGAGGTACAGCAGGCTCATCTCCTACATCAGGTGGAGATACTTGGTTTAATGCCGTATCAAATGCTGCCCCAACTTTATCTACGCAAGGAGTATTAGCCAAAGGTGGTACTGCTGCTGCTTCTGGAACTGGTGGTGCTGGCGGGGATTCAGCATCATGCGTTGGATCAACAACATACTCGGGTGGTGCTGGAGGTACTGCTACTGCTAATCCATCTAAGGGAGGTGGTGGTGGAGCTGCTGGCCCCGGAGGTATTGGTGGATTAGGTGGTTCTTCTGGGAGTAGCGCAAGTGGAGGTGGTGGTTCTGGTGCAACTCTTACTTCCGCAGGAGCTTCTGGTAATGCGGCTTCTGGTTCAAATGGTGGCGCAGGTGGTGCAGCTACTGGTCAAACAGGAGGTTCGGGAGGAACACCAAGTACAAATCCAAACGTAACTGCTCCTTTAAATGGTGGAGGTGGAGGAGGTGCTGGTAACTATACTTCTACTACTAGCGGTGGCGCTGGAAGTGCTGGGACGTATTGGGTATCCGCTACAGGTGATATTGCTGGCTCTGGTGGTGGTAGTGGAGGTGGTTCGGGTGCTACTACAACTCCTGCTGGTAATGGTGGCTTGTATGGTGGCGGTGCTGGTGGTAGCGGGTCTGCTGCAACTATTGCTGCATCAGGTGGTCAAGGAATTATTGTGTTTACATACAATGTTGCACCAAACATTACCTCAACCGGCAATTTCTTTTTACTATTCTGAGGACAAACATGGCACTCATCAAATCAATTGATACTGATTACGGAATTCCTGCAACGTACTGGAACATTGGAGCCGTGCAAGAAGACTTTAAGGGCAAAGGCACAGAAGTCACGTTTTACGGCTACGCCTCGCAAGAAGCGCGTGAAGCCGGCAAACAACCATTGAGCGCCGGTAAGGTGCAGATTGTTGGTGAAGATTATGTTGCCGGTGCAGACCGTGCTGCTTTATACTCAATCATCAAGCAAAAGCCCGAATTTAGTGGCGCAACTGACGCATAAGGTAAATTATGTCGCAACTATCATTCCAATCCACGGCTGGAGGCCAGGTCAATCTAATTGGACCTTCTACTGCCTCGACTTACAACCTTAACGTCCCAGCCGTTAACGGCAACCTAGTCACCACCGGCGACACGGCAACCGTAACTAGCGGAATGCTGGCCTCCACAACCGGCACAGGCTCGGTAGTCCTTGCTAGTTCCCCGACATTGGTGGCTCCTGCATTGGGAACTCCTAATAGCATTACGCTGACTAACGGAACAGGTTTGCCATTGTCGTCTGGCGTTACTGGTACGCTGCCTGTGGCCAATGGTGGGACTAACTCTTCCGCTACCCCTACTGCTGGTGGCGTTGGATACGGCACGGGAACTGCACACGCTTATACCTCCGCAGGAACTACTGGTCAAAGTCTTGTTTCGCAAGGTTCTGGAACGCCTACATGGGGAAGTTCAATCGTTTCTGGAACTCCCGTGGCATCTACCAGCGGAACAAGTATTGATTTCACCAGCATTCCGTCTTGGGTAAAACGCATTACCGTAATGTTTAATGGCGTTAGCACAAGCGGCTCGTCTGTTGTTCAAGTGCAAATAGGCTCGGGAAGTGCTGAGGCAACTGGTTATTCGGCAACCTGTGCTGCCGGAACAAGTGCTGGTTATTACAACAACATAACCACAGGATTCCCATTGGGAACTTCTTCCATAAGTGGTTCCGCATTTACCATTCAAGGCGCAGTAATCTTAAATTTACTAGGTTCAAATACATGGACTGGCATTGGAAATACATTTAACAATGGTGGCTCTCCTTATGTTTTGAGCATAGCTGGTGTTAAAACAACAAGCGGAGTATTAGATCGCGTAAGAATTACAACGGTAAACGGAACTGATACTTTTGACGCTGGCTCCGTTAATATTTTGTACGAGTAAATCATGATATCTACTTGGACAATATTGAGTATTCTTGCCGAAAACGATGTAATTACAAGTGCAAAATACCACATTAAAGCCACAGATGAGGTGGATGTTGTTGAGACAGAGGGCAATTGGGAATTTGACAAATTTACCGTAAACGTGCCATTTGCAGAAGTTACTGAGGCAATGGTGGTCAATTGGATTAAAGAAGGCGCAACCGTACACGGCAAAAATGTAATAGAATCACGCCTAGAGGAACAATTGGCGTCTATGAAGGCGAAATCTGTTGCACCTCCGTGGAAACCGCCCGTGTTTACATTGGAGTAAGAAGTGGTACAACCGATTGACATTATTTCTCGAGCATTGAAGGACATTGGCGCATTAGAGGCTGGAGAAACCCCTACGCCAGAGGCGGCGCAAGATGCCTTTGATATGTTCAATGATATGCTAGACCAATGGTCTAATGAATCAATGATGGTCTACTACAAGACCGAAATCATTTTCCCAATCACGCCCGGACAAACGCAATACACAATTGGGCCAGGCGGTCAGGTTGGCGCAACCTTTGTCGGCTCCATATCTGGTACAACCCTGACTGTCACCAGCATCACCTCTGGCGCACTCGCTATTGGTCAAACCCTGTCTGGCACAGGCATTACGGCTGGCACAACTATTGTGGCTTTTAACACCGGCGCAGGCGGCAACGTTAATGAAGCTGGAACCTACACCGTAAGCGTAAGCCAATCGGTCAGCAGCACAACCATTTCTGCTTACTATCAACGTCCGTTGAGCATTACTTCAGCGTTCGTTCGTGTTAACACAAACTCCAACGGCACACCGATTTTAAACGGCGGTCTGGACTACCCAATCTCGATCCTAAACATTGAAGACTACGAACTCATTGGACTTAAAACGCTCAATGGACCGTGGCCTAAAGCACTTTATTACCAGCCGTCAGAAATCCTTGGAAACATCTTTGTTTGGCCAAACCCTGCCCAAGGCGAGATGCATATGTTCACGGACACCATCTTCTCACGGGCAAACACTTACTACGACGTTATAAACCTTCCACAAGGCTATGTAAACGCCCTGCGCTGGTGCTTGGCTGAACGACTAATGCCTATGTATGGCAAAGCCTCGCAGACGCAGATTCAAATGATTATGAAGTTTGCCGGTCAAGCTAAAGCTACGGTCAAGCGCACCAATATGAAACCGCCTCCGGTTGCACGTTATGCAGACGCATTGCTGGTGGGACGTTCTAAAGACGCAGGGTGGATTTTAAGTGGCGGTTTCCTGAGGTAACACATGGCAGACTTTGGCTTTGTTGGTCCAAGCTATGAGGCGGTCTCTATTTATCAGGACGCTCAGGAATGCATCAATTTCTTCCCAGAAGTTGATCCTCTAAAACCGCCTGGCTCTCGCGGAGTGGTGGCGCTTTACCCAACGCCTGGACTAACTTTAGAAACCAATCTGCCAAACGCTCAAGAAGTGCGCGGAATGCGTACCTTGTCTGGCGGCTCACAAATGGTCGTTGTCTGCGGCCCATACGTTTATGTCCTTACCTCAAACCTTACGGCAAGCGTTGTCGGCCTGTTGTCTACTTCCTCTGGGCGCGTTGGCATTTCTGACAATGGTCTTAATGCTTACATTGTGGATGGTGTCTCTCGCTACACATGGCGTATTAGTAATCCTTCTAATGCTATTTTCACGGGTTCTATCTCTGGCACAACGCTCACCGTCACCTCGGTAAGCAGCGGAACCATTGCGGCTAATCAATCCCTTTCTGGCTTTGGCGTAACGTCTGAGACCGTGATTACGGCATTGGGAAGCGGCACAGGCGGGGTGGGTACATACACCGTTAATTTGTCGCAAACAGTAGCCTCTACAACGCTTAATTCGTCTACCGTAGGGGCTAAGTTCACGGCGTCTATTACAGGCACGACAA